TGAGTTATACTTGGTGGTCCTTTTGCAGTTGTAATTGTAGGTTTTTTCTTTGTAATCCATTTTTTTACCTTTGATCCATGTTTTGTTATATTTTGAGCTAACTTATATTTTCTATATAGGTCCCATGCTTGTTTTATTCCTAAACCAGCAGTATAAGGAATTCCAGTTTCTTCATCGTATGTTCCTGGTAGCATAGCTTGGTCATCCGAATCAAACCAGCCTTTTTTTTCTAAATCTTCTAATACTTTCTCTTTTATATTTTCTGTGTCCACATCAATGTTATATTTAAAACTTCCAGGTACTTGTTTTAAATTAATATCTGCGTCCCCAATAGTATTCCAGTCTCCTGTGAAAGTTCCTTTTGGAAATATACCTCCTATATTCTTTTCAAGAACTTCTCCACCTCCTAGACCCCACGTTCCTTCAGTGACACCTTTCAATAAATCATATTTACTAATTCCTTCTGGGATTTTTTTTAAAGCAGCTCCATAAGTAAAGTCCATCATCCCTGCTTTTTCTGGAACAAATTCTCCTTGAAACATAGGGTTTTCTTTTAAGGCATTTATATTTAAATTTTTAGCCAGCTCTATATTATTTGCTTGATCTATATTACCTAAACCTAAATCTGGTGTTCCTATCCCTGTGTTATATGGATCATCTGGTCTGTAAGCCATTATCTTCTCCCGTCCGCTTGTATATCTAATCTAAAAGTGCCAAGCTTCCAGTGCTGTTGAGTACTGGTATTGTCAACTTTTAAAGATATAGCTCGTGCTCTTGCACGTGTATCTATTTTAGTCGTACTTGTCGTAGATGTAAAGGGTCCTAATGAAGAACTTACCTGCGAGTCCGTTGGATAATTTTTTAAATTTAAAGTCACTCTTGCATCGCCAGTCTGGGATAAAAAGTCAGGAAGCACTCTTCTGATTTTCATCATGTGTTCGCCGTCCCCTCTTAAATCTCCACCGCCACCCTGTGTTGCCGATATGTCAAAATCTCCAGATTCAATACTTGCTGCAATAGCACTTCTTGTTCCTGCTTTAATTTGATCCTGTCCTGTTTCGTGTTCAAAGTAAGTTGTAACACCGTCCGTATTGCCAACCGTTGAATCACTCGTTGCATCAGAATCATATTCAGTTCCGTGAGGTTTTCCAAAAATGGATGAGTCAAACCAGGATGATCTTGAAAGTGAACTAGTCGTCCATACTGGACGCTCTGGTGTTGAATCCATAAAGTTATAAGTAACCGATCTATTGTTAGATGCAGCACCACTACCAGGGTAGAACCATGTAACTTCACCAAACAGATTATTTAATCCTGCATAAATATGATTTTTAGGAACCGTATTAATGTCGTCAAAAACATAGTCTTCAACCAGGCACGCCAGAGATTCCAGTTTACCAGTATATCTAAAGAAACCATTCTCTGACATCCAGTAAGCAGAACCATCCACTTCAACTGCCGCATGTTTTCCAATCAGTCCACAGTTCGTACCCACCTGTTGAAAAGAAAATACGAAAGGAGCGCCAACAAATCTCATAATAAATAAGGAAGTATCAGTCCAGATATAAATTGCATCCCGACCTCTGATCGTTGCCACGATCCGTGTTCCATCGGCCAGTCTCTGTGTACCGGCAGTATTGGTTGCTGAAGGAGCGTACGAAGTTGAAGCATCGATGCTCTCCTGGTCGGACCACCTGATATACATGTCGTCCTGTGTTGTCGTTGTTCCAATAGTTGTCTCCGTTCCAAAAAACACTAAGTGCCTGTCGGGTGTTGAAACGAGTGTCTGTACTGATGCCGTTGGCGCATTGGCAAGAATCGTTGCCCTTGTTGATGTTGATCCGTCCGAATCCCATTCAAAAGTTGCACCGTCCGTAATTGTTGCAATCAATGTATTTCCATAATTGTCCAGGGACCATAGACCAGGGGCCGTGATTACGTCTCCAGTTTGAGATGCACCCCATTTAGTATAGTCCGATGCATCGGTTACTGAATCTCCATCAGAGTGACTGGCCGCCGTCGTGTTATCTGATCCTCTTGTAACTCCTGATAAAATATTTGTTCCAGTAGCATTGGCGGTATATGTCATACGTTCACTGTTAATTAAAATTGTTCCTGAAGAAGGAAAGGCTGATGAATTTGCCAAAGTAATACTTGTAGCACTTGAGTTAATGCCACCATCCAGAGTTGACGTTGCTTCACCAGCAACAGTACCACCCCATAAGCCTAAACCCCAACCAGCAGCTGATTCTTCAACTGCAGGACCCACAGAATAATAATGTTTAACCCTTACACCTCCAGATGTGGAAGCTCCTGATCCAGATTCATTGGATCCCATTTCAATGGTAATCGTTGTAGAAGTAGGAACCGTTGCCACTTGAAAAACTACATCGTTAAAATCACTGGCACCAAAATCAGAATTAGTAATAGTACTCCAGTTATCCAAAAGAATAATATCTCCCTTGGTAATACTGTGATCTGATGCAAAAGTGATCGTAACCGTTGCATCGCTTTGTGTTGTTGTAAAGGCGCTGGTTAATGTATTGGTACTTTTAATGGGAGTAATATCGTAAAAAGCTCCACCAGAGTATATATATAAAATTCTATTTGTGCCAAGTGCTGCATACTTAATGCCGCTGGCATTGACAAAATGGTGTAGTGCCGTGTTTCTCCCCGTAAGAGTAGCATCTCCCAATTGTGCCCAGCCACCTATTTTTTCAGGAAATCCATATCTGAAACGTACGTAGTCTCCACCAATCCATTGCCCCTCGCCACCCGTTGCTGTGACCTGCTTGTTGAATCCTGGTTGTATTCTAATTTTTTGTAGCATAATTATCTCGCGTTACAAGGTACTCCGTTTGAATTTACGAATGGTGCTTCTGCGAAAGCCATGTAGACGTAATTTCTACCACTATGATTTATATCACCACCACCTCTAAGCCATTTAAAACCATTACTTAAAAAATCTATATCTGCATTGGTATCATCTGCATTAGTTAAATTTGCATATAATTGTCTATCAATAGGATTATAATTTGTTCCGCCTGATGCTGGAGCAACCGAATGTCTTTTGTTATCTGCCATAAACCAATTCAGTCCAGAATCAATATTACCTTTGGTCATAACAAAAGATGGTTTGAATCCTGTGTAAATAAATGCTCCATCAGTACTTCCATTTCCTGTGTATGAGCCAAACTTGCTGAAGCCTTGTTTTTCACTAAATAGCCAAGCTATCATAGCACTACCATCTTCATTTACCGTAAGATGTGTTCCAACTGAAAAAACACTTGAAGTTGGTGCTGTATCATTCCAATATATAGCTGAATCTTCTGTTGGGTTAGATAATTGTAATTGAAGAACATCTGTTTCTGGTGCGGCTGTATTTTTTTGATGATATACTTGCCAACTACCATCATTACTAGGTCTATTTCTTACTATCATTACATGTGGAACTGCCGAAAGTGAATGTGCTTCTGTTTTTGCTGATCCTGTTCCAGTATATGAAACTATATCAAACCCAGCAGTTGCAGACTCTTTCCAGCACCAAGCTACATATGCTTCTGTATCAGTATTAACTTTGACATCAGCACCTAAAGCAAAACCATCACTATCAAAAGATGTTAATGTATCGGCATCTGTGGTTTCTGCGGTAGTAGCATCAGAATGAAGAACTTCAGTAGCAGTTCTCACAGAATCGAAAAGACAATGCGAATCTGCGGCATCTCTATTTTTTATCCAAACCATATCTGGTTGCATATCTTCATCGCCATCTAAAGTTATAGATGGTGTACTTCCATCGCCTGTATAAATCTTAGTCTGAAAATATGCTTCTGGATCGTCTATTGCTGTATAAACTGCCATTTAACCTCCATATGCTCCTAAATTTTTAGTACATAATGCGTAATAACCACTAGGTACTGCGTATTCAAAATTTCCATAACCATCTGCATCTGCGTTGCCTGATGAAACTGTAAAAGCTGGACAACCACCAAAGTTAAATGAATAATTTTCTGCAGTATAATAATTAGCAGCAACAGGTAGATAAGTATAGCCAGAACCTATATCAAAAGCTGAACCTGTGCCTGTCGCACCTGTAGTTGGATCTCCACTATCTTGAAATGTGCCATTTTTACTCCAATAAATTTTCTGGTTGTCTAAATCAACAGCACAACCTACTATATCTCCAGCTGTCCAAGCATCTCCATAATCTGCACCATTAGCTGTAACTGTATCATTAGTAAGTTTTTTTCCATCTTTAGCATGATAAGCATATCCTCTAGATGTGCCAAAAAATTTTCCATTTGATGATGTCTGAACCACTTGTTCTACATCAACAATTCCAACTGCAAGATTATCTACATCGCCAGCATTTATAGCGTCAAATTTTATTTCCCAATACCATTTACCACTTGTTATACCAAAGTTTCCATAAAGTGAACGCCAAGCATTACTTGCATTAGCTGTGATTTGTAAATTTCCTTCTTCTATAGTATAACTAGCAGCTGCCAAGTATAATGGATTTAATGTTGCGAATGAGTTCGTTGGCGTATCTGTAGCCTGGTCTGCTGCGGCTAGATTAACTTCTGTAAAATCTGTGCCTCCGTTTGCATCATTTCCTAAATTACTGCTATCTTCAAAATCTAAATAAAAACCATTCGTACCAAATGTTAATCCTGATACATCTTTCGGTTTCCAAATTGTCGGACTATCTTCGTCAAATTCTCCAAAGCTATCTGCATCTAAAGCAGTTCCATCAATACTTGCTACTTCTGCCATATAAAAACCAGCATAATCATCATCATAAGCACCAACTCTACCTATTGCATGTAATGAATCATTATTCCATCTTTGATCTGCGTTTTGACTTGGATAAGTTGATACTGCAAAAGAAGTTTCTTGAACTCCATTAATAAAAATTTTAGCTCTATTAGTATCTGTACCTTGTGTTGTATCTACTTTAAATACAAAATGCATCCAAGCAGAAGGATCTCTAAAAACTCTATTTGTTTGTAAAAGCCAAGTATAAGATGAACTACCAAAATCTCCAAATTGAAGATCATCTTCATTTCTAAACCTACAAAAAAATGTATTTGTCCAGTCAGATGCTCCAGTTCCAAAGAGAAATTGAGAATCTCCTAATTTACTTCTTTTAACCCACATTGAAATAGTAAAAGTATCTACATTTCCAGCACTACCTGGTGTCTTGTGCATATAAGCACTATCGCCATCATTAAACCTACATGAGTTGGCTACTGTATATCCTGCGTCTGCTGTTGCTGAAGCTACATTTCCTGATAAAATTAATGGCATTAAACCTCCAATGTTGGAAATTCGCCTAATGGTCTTTCCATAACAGGATTTTCTTCTGTGCCTGTATTAACATATTCGTAAAGAGTTGCTAAAGCATCTACATCACTTGCATTGTCAATGGCAGTTTCCATTTCATTTGATTTTGTTCTTACATTTGCTCTAAAAGTTGTAACAGCACTTGGTACTGAATAACTTTCAACATCTGTTGCTTTAATTACATACC